TTGTAATTGTGCTACCTTTATCTCCACCTGTAGTTCCACCGTTCATGCTGATAACATCGTTAGATGCTGCTGGTGCAAATGTGCTGTTTGTGCCATCTGCAACGTTAACAACAGTTGCGTGACCAACAAATTTGTCAGTTCCGTCTGTTTTAATATCGCAATCTGTAGAGTCTGTACCTACAAAAAACTTGTAGACCGCACCTAAGTGACTGTTCACGTTAGGATCATTGTCTCCAGCTGATGCACCTTTGCTATCTGCTTTGATTGTTGGAAGTGTGATTGCACCATCTGCATCATTTACTTTAATAACTTTACCTGCGTGAGCAGCAAAAGTTAAAGTAGTTTCTGCTGTGATGTTTACAATCGAATCAGGTCCTGCAGTAACAAATCCTCTTTGAGATTTTACTGGTCCTGAAAATGTAGTTTGTGCCATAGTATTTATCCTCCTAGTTACGTTCATACAGTCTCTAGGCCGTCGACTATACTCGTCTGCATGAACTTATTTGTATAGTGATTAATTTATATAGTAGTTTTGATTAGAGCGCAAGAGGGCCTGCAATGTGGATTGGATTTTTCCAACGATGTAGCTTTTTATTAAGTAGCTACAGAAACTTCTGGTGCAGAACCTTCTATCTTATTTTGCATATGCTCTTTTTGAGCCTCTGCAAGTTTAATATGGCTAATTACTTCTCTGACTTTTCTGTCAATCTTAACCATATTGAGAGTATATCTACCCTCTTTAAGATGCTCCTGCTCCCATTCGAGATCCAGACCCCTCTTCTGAGTGTAAAGGTCGTTTAGATGTTGCATCATGTTCTCCATCGATAACCTCCTCATAGGTTATACGTTTTATCTTGGGATCATTCATTTCTCCAAGATACTCCCATTTTATATCAGATTTTCCCAACCTGTCAATGATTGCGTTCTCTATATCAATAGGCGATTCGATGCATGTTATGT